GTTGCGTTGCCTACGTTTATGGACAACATCTCTAACAATCCAAGCTCCACAGCGTGTACACGCCTGATACAGTTCATCTTTGTCCGATACGGTCATAACCTGTATCTAACCACAACTACAGAGAAAACACCTAATCCATGTAACTTATCAGCGTGTTGAGCCTTATAGTCTGCTCATTTAGCCTGACCAGAGTTTTACCCCTAAGAACAGGGTCATCTGTAAGGGAAACGACAAGTTCACCTAACTCTCTGATGTGTGCAGAGAGTACGCTAATTGCTTGAAGACGCTCCAGTGATTCCATCGGCCTTACCCTTGATTGCTTCCAGAATAGCAGTAGGGGCTTTACCTTGTTTCGCTTCGTTGTATAGCGATCGTAAGCCTTCAATGTCGTTGATGTTGTCTAGTGCAGCCTGCCAGTTACGAGCTACTTCAGGTTTAGATAGGCGTTCAACTTTGTTCATCTCTTGTTGACTTGGGCGTTTCCCTTTAGGGCTGAACTCATTCCCGAGCAACGATATGCATCTTCCCAAAGCGGAAGTAGAGCAGTTTTCGAGAAAACTTGTCTTATTAACTGGAGATGAGCCTAAGCGTTCTTCAGCGTAGTCAACAGCTAAAGGGTAAACGTCATCTTTGTTTGCATAACATTCAGCCTTGAAAACAACTTGGTCAGGGGTAAACGATACAAGCTCTGTGTAAAGTCTGCCGTCAGGAAACTTTTGCCAGAACAGATCTATACGCTCTTGAACAGTTTGATACTCAGATAGGTTGAAGTGTGCCATTAGTTATCGCTCCAAGTTACAGTCATGTTCTTTTCTAACCAGATCCATTGTGGCAAACCGTACAGGGTTACGCCTACGCTGCCTGAGTCTAGGACTTGAATACCTGATAAGACACCTGAAACAGCTGTGCTTTTGATTTTGTCGTTGCGAATAACTATGGCGATGTTGTTGCCTACGGTTAGTCCTTTTAGATCACTTATTTTCATGCTTTTGCTTTCTTGATTGTTAGATAAGGGGCGTTCCCTGCTCTTTGACTTAGTGTTGCTACGATTTGACCGTCTACAGTGCCATTCTTAGCCCCATTTAGTGCAGCAATAGTTCTAGACTTCATTTCTCTTAGATGTGTTTCAGCTGCATCAAAGTCTGTTTGTGCGTTGATTAGTTCAATACCTAACTGTCCTAGTTCTTCATCTCGTGCTTCAATGCCAGGGGCGAGCTGTCTAACAGTTTCATAAGTAGATTCTGAACCATCCCAGTCAGGTTGTATGTTGTCTAGGACATACTTACGGAACTTGTTTACTTGTTGCAGGATTGCATCAAACTCAAAGTCATCCCACAACAGTTCGTATTCTTTGTATCGGCCTGCATTGACTACAGCAAACACTGCTTTACGAAGATTGAAGACGTGCATATACCAATACACTTGAGCCTTATAGTTTTCAGGTATGGCATCCCAGTAGGTTGCTGTGTGTTTAATTTCAAGGATGTAGCCGTTATCGTTTTCGTCTAAACAGATCGCATCAGGGTTAGCGTGCATCCACTCATTCCCTGCCTTAGCGTATGTCCCAACTTCAACAACAGTATGCTCAGGATGTGACTCTTGATACAGCTGACGGATTGCAGGTTCAACAAGTGTCCCTAAACGCATCGCAGTATTAGGAACAATACTTCTTTCTAACTTTCCTGTCTTCTCTGCCCAAAGTGTGATTGCTGACGTCCAAGGGGAAAGCCCAAGAATAGTTCCGATTTCGCTGCCTGAGATAACTCCTGGCTGATTGCGTAGTGCATACCACTCTGGGGACTGATTTGCGTGTGTACCTAAACTGATAGCAGTTTCAAGGATTTCATGTATTTTGTCTTTACTCATACCTAGAGTTTATGTATGACCACTGACAAACTGTTTCTAAATCGTATTACTTTAGATCTGCATGAAGCTATAACAGATTTAGGTGGGGTGGAGTGTGAGCAAGTGCCAGAGATTTTCTTTCCTGAAGATTTTGCCCCGAACACGCATCCCCGAATAAGAAACGAAACGATAGAAACGGCACGTGAGATTTGTATGCGATGCCCTGTAATGGATAAGTGCCTAAAAGTGGGGATGTTTGAAGAATACGGTATTTGGGGTGCTACAACACCTGACCAACGTAAAAAGATTAGACGTTACGAGTCAGATTAGGGTCAAATAAGCCCTAGAATGCCTCTACAAGCGTTTTACAGCCTAAAAGCGTGTATCTGTACGCTACTTAGTGTCTTTGACCTGTTTAGCCTGATTTTCGGCTTTTTGAATAGCATCGTTTGAAGCCTTAGCAACATCAGCTTTAGTGACAGTGCCAGTAGTAGCAATCGCATAACCGATAGCCCCGATAACACCGATCATGAGTGTTCCCCAAGCAATAATCACACCGTCAAGCCAGTTACCTGTTAGAGCTGCACCTACACCAGCACTCCCACCAAGAATAAACAGGAAGATACCAAATCCACGCCATGCAAGGATTGCTAGAACATCGGTTACAGCTTTGACTCTGGTAGTGATTTTGGTTTTCATGATTTCCTTTATACGAAACTTAGTGGGTTGAGTAAATCTTTGTAGGCAGCCAAATGTACGTCAGGGTTGCTCCATGACTTGTTTGCTTTGCCGATTGTTTGATGTAGGTGAGCACCTGTTGAAGCTGAGCCTGACTTGTATTTGCCCCCACCAACTTTGCCGATAATGGTTTCCCCTGCAACAACTTTGTCACCTTTGACTAGATCTGATTGTTTTGCCAGGTGAGCATCCTGAATGAAAACGTTATGCACTTTACCCTTATTGTCTGTTAGGACTGCAGAATAAGTAACATACCAACCCAAGACATCAGACCACTCTGAAGCAAACACTGTGCCTGTTGCACTTGCCTTGATAGGTGAGAGTTCTTTAGGACTCCAGTCTTGTCCCCTGTGTGGGCGACCGTTCCTATAAGGTGCTAGATTGCCGAACTCATCGTTACGAAGTTTCGGGCTAAAAGGTTCAACATACTTAGACATAGCCTAAGTTTATCAAACAGTTATTACGCTAAATCTGTGATCTGACTCTTGACTGCAACAATCGCAGACTTAATAATCTCTATGTTCGCTGTAAGACGTTCAACTTCTTCAGTGTTACCCAAAGCAGTCGCAACAGTTTTAGCTTCTTCATTATGCCAACCTTCAACATTTAACTGCTCTAAACGAGTGTTTAGTGTTTGTAGCTTGTATTCATTAGATACTTCAAAATCAGACATTATGCTTCTCCTAGTGTTGTTATTGTTCCTGAACTTCCACGATACTTCAACGCACCTGCATCAACATACAAGATACCACCACCAGTAGGGTTAGAGCTTGGAAGTGTTGTTGCGTTAGCGATACCAATAACTGCTGTACCGCCACCGACAGATGCTGTTGCAGAACCGAACTGCACATTTCTACCTGCAGCAAAAGTAAAAGAAGTCAAGCCATCTGGGCCTCTGATATTACTAAAGTTTGCTATTGAAGTGAATAACTGGCCATCAGACGCAATTCTTACCATTGCTGTTCCGCCGCTATTCTGTAGTTGCAACAAGTCTGCCGATTGACTCGTAGCACCACGAATAACAGCACCAACAGTTGTAGCAGTTCCAGCAACCACACCAAGCTGTGTTGCAACAGTGTTTACTGAACCAAGATTTAAAGTACCTAAATAAGTTTGTCCGCTACCTGATACACCTGCGTAAAGTCTGCCTGTTGCACTGAAACCTGCAATAGTGTTTGCACTAGAGTCACGAACAGCAAGAGTGTCACCTGTCTGTGATGCTGCACCCCTAAGAACAAACATTGCTTCACCAGAGTTAGTTTGATTCACTGCAAATGCTCTTGTGCCTGTTAGTAAACCTGCACTGTTCACTGATAAAGCTGTTCCACCAGTATTTGACTGCCATTCCTGTAAGTTTGCTGTCTGACCTGAAGCACCACGAACAACTTGACCTACGTTTGCTGCAGTTGAATTGTTGTTTAAAACATTTATGCCTGCAGTATTAAAAGATAAAACTGTAACTACAGATGGATTGCGAATACCTGTTGTCTGAACTGATGCGGTAGTTGTAAATAAACCTGCACCAGTAATAGTCGTTTGTGCTGTAGTTCCAACAACATCTAACAAAGCCGCAGATTGAGCTGTTCCGTTGCTGTTTATTGTTAAACCCTTGTTAGCATCTGCACCTGTAGCAATAGTGTGTCCACCTACAGTAAACGTGTTGGCTGTGTTTAGTTTGGCTGTGTTCGCTAGATCGCTTACTAGGTTGACTACTTGTGACTGTGTGATTGCTGAACCTGACACGCTCACAGCTGTTGAAGCGTTAGTGGCAAATACTGCTGTACCTGCTTGTTGAGCTGTGCCTGCACTTGCAACTGTCCCTGAAGTAAAGTCTGACACTTGGCTACGTGTAATGTCACCTGAAATCGTTAGTGCAGTTCCAGATGTGGTGCTGTAAGTGGCCGTTCCAGAAGTGTTAGCAAATAAAGCAGTTCCCGAAGTTGTTGCGTTATCTGCCTGGGCTACTGTGCCTGAAGTAAAGTCACTTACCTGAGATTTAGTTATTGTGCCTGAGATTGTTACAGCTGTACCTGAGTTAGCAGAATAAACAGCAGTTCCCGAAGTAGTTGAATATACTGCTGTACCTGCGTTGACTGCATAAACAGCTGTTCCTGCTTGTTGAGCAGTAGAAGCAGAAGTTACTGTGCCTGAAGTGAAATCTGACACCTGTGATTTAGTGATGCTTAGAGCAGTTTGATCTAAACCGATAGAACCTGTAGAAGTTATAGTGCCACCTGTTAAAGGCGATACTGCAGTGATGCTTGTAACACCGTCAGGAGCGTTTGTAGCATTCTTCCAAAGTTGTGTTGCAGAGTCGTATGCTAAAACCTGATTGTTTGTAGGTGCAGTAATCAAAACATCGTGCAGCTCATTCAACTCATAACCGTTTTGAACCTTGACATAAACCCTGCCATTACCTGAAGAAGCCTTGACAGCGACACCTACATAAACGAGATGTATTGGGGCTACAGGCTTAGTCACCTGATAAGCACCTGCAACAGTCCCAGACAGATACAGTTGAGCACCTTCAGTAACGCCCTGAGTATCAACGCCATCAAGGTAGCCTTCAACCATGCAAAGACCGTCAGCGTTATTCGCAATATCTGCAGCAAGCCACCCCAAGACACGTGCAGAAGTAGCATCAGAAGTAGCCAAAGCCTTAGTTACCTGTGTATGCGTACCATTACCGCCAGAAACATAAACGATACTTCCCTTAGTGATTAGGCTTCCTGTAGCGTTACGGACAGTCACATAAACAGGATCATTATTCGCCCCAGGTACACCCTGAACACCAATGTTATTTAGTTCAATACGGACAATGTTTTCTTCAACAACGACAGTAGTTGTTTCAGTAGTTGTTGTTATGTTTGTGTTGCTCATCTGGTCACATTTCCTACAACATTGAAAGAACCCTGCAAAAGTCTTGTTACTTGTGCACCTGAAGAAACAAGTTCAAGGTCATAAGCGAAACTACCTGAAGGGATAGCAGCTGACTGTGTTGAAGTAACAACAACAGTGATAGTCCCTGCTGTTCCACCCAAAGTGATACCTGAACCGTTAGTGTTCAAATCAAGTAGTGTCGCTGTGGCATCGGCTGCTTCACGAACCTGCATACGAGCTGTATAGCCTGTCCAGTTCAACGCTGTACCGCCCTGAGTTACAGCAAACTGTTGGTCAAAGTCTGCACCTTGAAAACAAGTGATGTCAAATGCTCCTGGAGTAATCATTTAGAACCCTAAACCTTTCGTAACAACCAAAATAACGCCTGAAGTGATTAGAGCTGTAACAAGTGCAGGTATCCAAGCGTTACGGTTTATCTGCTTCTCTAACTCACGTATTCTTGCTTCATGATCACGTGAAGACTCTAGTATTTGAATACTGTTTGCTTTTAGAATCTCAATATCTCTGACTATCTGCAACAAGAGAGTCTGATTAGTGGGTTGCTTAG